TACTTCAAATTCATTATTAGCAAGTTCTGTTTCCCAAGATACTATATAAGAACCAGCTGAACCTGTATGGGTAGTAGATATTCTCTTGTATGATTTATCACTCATTGATGAATCAAAGTTTCTAAACCCAAGTCCATATTTATAGTTTACTGAAGTTTCTGCAACAATATTACCTTTCTCGTATGTATACTTAACCACAAATGAATCTGTGAAGTATACACGCGGGTTTGTTACTGTTGTATCTGCAGCAGTAAGCTCAATCTTATATTGAATCCATTTGTCAGCCGTTGATAGAATAGGTGAGCCGTTGGGATCTGTTAGCCCAGCAGACCACGCTGATACTTCACACGCAGACTGAGAGGCTCCTGTTCTAACATGCAATAGAACATCATCATTAACAGTATCGCTAATCAATTCATTCCAGCTCATACTATTCAAGGCTTCTGCATCTATTTGCTGAGAAGGAGAGGTCCAAGTACCTGCTGTCTCTGCTGATGATATGGCAGCATTATATGTACCCATCTGACCCAACAGTTTTTTTTCTAGTCTGAATGATACGCTGTCATACTTACTTTCAGCTCTAACATCATATATTCTTAACCTAACATACTGCTGTCTATCTCCTTCATAACTATATGAATTTCCCCATAGTCTAACTTTAATACCAGTCACATCATCCCATCCTGTTGATAAGTCACAGGTATATGCTTTAGTAAACCAAGCATTTGAGCCTTGTCCTCCTGGGTCATATTCCTGAGTATAAATATTAGTCCATGCTCCACCTATTTTTAAATATACATAATAATCCATTGAGCCAGCTTTATAATTACCACCATATGTATCCTGTTGCATGACAGCATATGCTCTAGTAACATGTCTTGGAATTGTCCAGGTATGTTCATGCACAACATCTCCTTCGACAGTACCATCTCCACTATTATGATATTCTGCTTGTCTTTTTGTTAAACTACTCCTGTCATAAGCATCTTCAAAGTCACCTGACCAAGTTACAGTTCCTATGCCCCACCCTTGTCCCCAAACTCCAGGACCAGGTGTAGCTAGTTCATAATGGTTAGCTTCTACTTGAACATAGTCAGCAGAATAAGCTGTAGCTCCTCCTTCTACTACTGCAGGTGCTCCAGTAGATTTAGCTTTTAAGAAATGGTCTCCATAAGTAGATGTTACGTCTGTCCATCCATTTCCAGCAGTTCCATTTGAAGCATATAGACAATACCCAAACTTCTGTTGACCATCCCAAGAACCTTCTTCTCCTATCTTTTTAATTAAATATACAGTTACAATATTTTCAATATTGTTGGCTGCACCTGTTCCAGCACTAGCACTGCTTATTACAATACTTGCCTGTGCAGACAATGCAGAATCAATCTTTATATATCCAGACATACCTAGAGTTTGCCATCCAGAAGGTGGAGTTGCTTGGTCCCATCCTATAATAGAACCTATAGGAAATTCTGTTGCTGTTGCTCCACTCTTTTTAAATACTCTTAGTGTTCTTACTGTCTCTGTAGTATATGTTTCTCCAGATACACCAACGATACCAGATGTTGTACCAAAGGCAGATGAGCTTATGTATATCAACCTATCATCATAACCTGTAACTTCTGTCCATCCTATACCTGGTGCAACTACAGCATCCCAAAAAATACACATATCATTAGGTATAGTTGCTGGTGCAGTTTCTGAGCCTATCTCAATATAGGGAGAGTTCTCTGTTCCACCAATGAAAGCAGTTGATACAGAACCAGCCTTGCACTCAGTCTTTGTTCTTAGCCTATAGACACCTTCTGTCTTTCTATCTTTCAAGACATGTCCTGCAGCAGAGTCACCGAAGTAAAGGTCTCCTGCTTCATCATCTCCTACTTTTGAAGTAAAACAGTTAGCTCCTTTAATAGATGTTCCTGTCCAAGTATCGTAACTTAATGCTTGTCTTTTAAAATTATATCTCATAATTCTATCGTGACTTTGACCAGCTATAGTTGCATCTGTATAAGCTGCAAGAAACACATCGTTATACATAAACCCAACGGTGTCTGAGTATGCTGATGGCAGAATCTCAGCAGTATCAAACTCATCTATAACTTGAGAAACATTAGCTCCATCGAATAGATACCAATGGTCCCATCCTAGAAAGATAATACCCTTTGATGTCTGTGTGATAGTCCACTGAGCTGGTGATCCCGTAAAAGCAATAGGGTCATCCGCGTACCAAGACGTTGGGTCAGCACCAGACTGAGGTGATGTTATGTGAAGTTTTCTGATAGTATTCTTCTTAACACACACCATAGAGCCTAACTGTAATGGAATACCCATAATCTCATCATTATCTTCTGGAGATATTTCCATATAATCAAGGTTTGTAGTCTGTTGAATATAATGAGGTAAATACGGGTCAGAGTAATAAATCTTGTTCGGATAGCTTGGGTCACCAGTAACAAATAATCTTTCCCTGTGAACCTTAAGCTGATTACCCAACGGCATATCATCATTGATAGTTGGATACGCAGCTCCTCCACCAACCGTAGCATCATCTATTGTATCAGTATAAACTGTTGTAACATTGTCACTGATGTCAGCAACTTTAAATAATGCAGAACCTCCTGCTGTAGTTCTGTATACAGTTCTTACTGTTGTCCCAACAGGACCCAACGGTATGTTAGAAAGAGAGGAAGCGTTGTAGGTGGCATCATGAGTGATTGTGTTACTAACGGCACCGCAAGTGTGTGCAGTGGCAGAACCGATTGTGATTGCATAGTAGTGTGCACCAACATCAACGCTTCCTGCTGTGGCAAGAGAAGCTTTGCAGGCTCCTAATTCCCAAGTAATATTGTCTGATGAACCATCATATACCCATATGTTATCAAACCCATTACCGCACATAAGCAAGTCTTTATAAATCTCAAATGAACATCTCTTACTTTCTGTTAGGTTTGCTCTGATTTCAGTGAATGTTCCACTGGCATCATTTCCAACATATGCTTTAGTTCCGTGAACTGCTACAAACTTTGTTACACCTGAAGATGTGTAGAACCTCTCCAACCCAACGATGCCTCCCGCTCCAATAGACGTTGGGTTAAAGTAAGTAACAGCATCTCGCTTATCAACTGCACCTGGTTCTTTCTCAAATCTACAGTTCTGAGCATCTTCAACCCACTTATCCTGAAGGTCTAAGTTCTCAAACTTATTGTTCATTCCAGGCATGGTCTTTATTTTAAACTGTTGTTGTGGTTCACTTAGTCCCATGACTGCTCCTATCGCTTGTAGTTTTGGCTTTGTATTTCATCATCTTCGCGTTCTCTGTTCGTTTCAATCTTGTAATCTTTCAATCTTGCAAAGTATTTATTCCAGTTATCGTTGGCTTTATCTCCCCAACCTCTATCTTCAAACCCTGTTGCAACAGCATAATTAATAACAGCTAAATGCAAAGGCTCTGGTATCAATGGGCTTTCTGAATCACCAGTCAAATCAGTATGTCTTTCTGCATAATATATTCTTGCGTAGCTAGTCCCAGCATTATAGTCATCTGGTGGAGGATTAAATCCAATAATGTCTTCTTCTCTGTGCCAGTAATAACATTCAGGGGTAGCTGTATGAGAACCATAGTTGTAAGTTACAACACCAGTTCCAGAATCACTTGACACATACCCAACGTTACCTCTCCAACCGTTGGATTCATTATCTAAATCTTCTCTCATCACAGGTTTTAATCTAATCCAATCCGTTCCTTCTGAGAAAAAATATACTTCTAAAACAGCATAAAGATTTGGAAAGTTTGCTGAAAGAGAATACTCATTTGAAACTTGTGCTACAAGGTTCTCATCACAACTAACAGTTGAAATATAACCATTCTTCTTTATACTTTTTGTTCTAAATGATACATCTCTACAACCATCATTAATATAATCATTAAGTTCATCGTCTGTCCAGAAAGCAGAGTTTGTATCTCCAAGTCTTTTTCTTGTTTTGCTTCTTAGTTCACCTAGGTTCATATCCTACTCCTATCGTTTAACTGTTCTATATTTTAAACCCCACCCTGCTCTCGATCCTTCATCAAGGATAGAATCTCTACCTGTATTACACATGAATCCACACCTTCCACACTTAATATATTTATTATCTTCAAATTTGCTATCTTCATCATTTAACCCGCCACTAGTTTGTGTACTAAATAACTTCTCTCCTCTTTTTTGATAAAGATAAGTACCACATTGAGGACATCCACCTATTGTAACTGGGTCTAGTTTTTCAAGTGATATTGGTACTCTAGTTAAAGTTAAGCTTAATTCAGGAGGAAACAACTTACAATCAGCATGAATTATAAAGTCTTCTTCTATATTTGCTTCAACGATAAAGTCTGTACTTTCATCTACAATAAACGATGCTTCTTCTAGCGTTGAATCTAATTCAAAAGATACATTTGCTTCGCTTACTTTGGGGACTGCTGTCTCTTGAGTTAAGGTTGTGTCAAAGTTATATGGCGGGTATATTTCTAAACCAAGAAACAACGACCCAGAAGATGCTGTTGATCCTGACCTATATGGAGCCCACATATAATATAATGAACCAACGCTCTCTTTCATACCAGAAACATACTGAGCTGTTCCTGCTGTAAAAGGCAAATAATTAGTAAGCCCTATTGGATCCCCCCAAGTATTACCAGCTCCCTTCTCACAGTATGCTACTCTTGCCATTTTAGTTGCGTTGTCAGCTTGTATAAATAAACATACAACAGTTTTCGTTGAAGACCCAGCTGACTTATATACTGTACAAATCTGTAGGTCAGTATCCAAGCACTCATTTGCAAGAGAGCGAGTTACGTATGCAAATCCACCGTTGGCTAAGTCATATGACCTAACTCCATCCCAAGAATTATGTAAATAATAGGCAACTCCATTGTCAGGGTCTTCGTACATGCACACAGACATCCTTCCTTCTGAATACATAACAACTGGCATCTCTGCTAATATTTCTATTCTATCTGCGTAAGTTCCAAAGTTGTTTGTACTGTGTCCAGGAAGTCCTTGCCTAAACCTAACTAGCTTATATTGGATATAGGTAGCAGTTGCTCCGTTGTTTACATTTACAATGGCATCGAGCGTTGACCCATTCTGGTACACGAGTGAGTTACGCATCCAGCTAGAGAAGCCAGACCATGATGGTCCATCCAACGGGTCCTCTACATTAACAAAAGTTGACCAGTCATCTGTATAAGATACATACGCTCTTGTATATGAACTAGCCGTAGCTGGCATAAAATATCTTCCGTCTGATCTCTTGTATAATGAACCACTTTGCGATGGTCCTCCTATCCCGTCAACATATACATCAGCTGTAAATGTAAAGACTCCAGATCCTTGATAAGTTGCAGTAGTAGCTCTAAGATTTTCAGGGGTACTACCACCAGAAACGATTCTTCCAGTTATAACG